ACGTCAAATATTGGCATTTGCACTAACGTGGCAGCCATGGAGCAAATAATGATAATCCCAAACGATAATGCCATTAACATCATTCCTCACGCCACAATCGAAACAGATGAAGGATTCGGGTGCATTCATTTCAGGCCGCACGATTTTGAGTGAGCTTTACACCTCACCGGAATTAGATCACATGTTGGCAAAGTTTAATGCCGGGGGAGGGCAACAGGATTTAAAGAGTGAACTTTTTGTTGTACTTTGTGAAAAACCTGAAGAAGCAATAATCGATCTTTGGAGCAAAAAACAGTTAATGTTTTTTTGTACGGGAGTAGTAAAAAGAATGCTATTTCAAAAGAATAACCGATTTCACCGTACATACAGAACAGACGTTTTTGAATACAATGATGCTATCTTTGAAGAGCCGAATGACGATAGCAGAAAGGAAAGGGAAAGCCAATTACAGGCAATGGAAAAGGCTATAGAAAAGGATCTGCATTGGGTGGAAAAGGCTATGGTAAAGCTGCATCAGGAATTGGGGAGCATGGAAAGGATTAGCAAAGAGACTAAAATCAGCATGAAGCAGGTAGCCCGTATTTACAGCAAGGGAAAGGAAAAAATTAAAACAGCAATGTCAGGAAAGACGATCGGTAGTTATGTTGTAGTTTTGAATGAAATGGTAATCGATGTTCCGGAATCTGTAAGCCCTGAAAACATAAACGATATTTTGGAGGAGGTTCATGAGTATATGATTCAAAGGCTGCATGGTAGGATTATCCCTTCAAAGCAAAAGACAAACGGATACATAAAAGACATTCAACCTTTAAGAGTTAAAAAAGTAATATGATTCTACTTATCCCAATTACAGCTATTCTTTGCGCTTGGATATGGTTTGGTGTTTTCAGGATGCCGGAGCGTTACCGTTGGCTGCAAAGGAAACCCTTTAACTGCTCGATCTGTTTTAGCATGTGGGCGGCTTTGGGGTTGTATCTTTGCCCTGTAGCGATTCAGGAGATACTATTTGTCACCACAACGGCGGCGGCTGTTGCTGCATGGTTAGAAAGTATATGAAAAAGATTAGAGAGGCTATAAAATCCGAAATAAAAGAACGGGAGGTTCAGCTTTCAAAGTATGAAAAGAACAGGGCGGCTTTTATTGCTATTGAATACCATTGGGCAACGGTTAAAATAGGCTACCTTCGGGAATTACAGATCGAGGGGAGAAATGAGATTGAGCGTATTTATAGGGAGGAATTAGATCCGAACTGGTTACCAAATAGATACTGTAAGGGATGCTATTTTAAAGCTGTTGAAGATCTTATATATCATTTTAAGTTATGAGCGTTAATACAGTGAATATACCAATACAGGAAACAATGGTTAGCGAAGATCTATTTTTGAAATCTGAATTAGATGCCGGAATACATCATAACAACGGAGCCTTTGTTAACCTTTGCCATGCTACAGCAAACGAGGTGAAAGGATTAGGGGTTGCTACCGTTTTAGATTATGGGTGCGGAACGGGTGTCTACTCTTATGCTTTTCAGAATGAAGGTTTTGATGTGGTGGCATGGGAAAAGTTCAAAGCGCATAAAGATTACATTTCGGAAAAGCTGCCACAAATTAAAATAATCGATGAACCGATTACGACGGATCTCATGCTGTTTATAGAGGTTGCTGAACACATGACAGATAAAGAACTCGATAAGCTATTCAAAAAGATTAAACCGAAATACATCCTGTTCTCTTCCACATCGGAGCGCACGGCGTGGGATTTAGCATGGGGGCATATTAACGTAAAGGAGCAAACAGAATGGCTGGCACTATTCGAAAAGAAAGGGTATAAATTGATTAAAGATTTAAACGTGCCTACTTCGTGGGCTAAATTGTTTGAGTATGGGAATTCATAAATATTTGACACCTGATCAGATGTGGGCTTTGTTTTTAGAATATGAACTGAAAACAAAAAAATCACCATTTAAAAAACATGTCTTTGTAGGTAAGGATGGAAAAAGCGATTATGAAGATCGCGAAAGGTGTTTGAGCTTTGAAGGGTTTTATGAATACGTATGCGATCACCCGGATACTAAATTTGATACATCAGATCCTGATCTTAGTGACTATTTCGAAAATAAGGATAAAAGATATTCTGATTTTATCCGTATCTGTTCACGTATAAGAAGGCGAATCAGGAAGGATCAGATAGAAGGCGGCATGGCTGGTATTTACAACCCATCGATAACGCAAAGGTTAAATAATCTAACCGAATCGACACAAACAAAAACGGAAGGAATACAAAAGATAACGATTGAGCGAATCAATAAAGATACAAATCAATAACGAACATTCTGGCCAATTAAAAGTGCTTTCGGAGTCGAAGCGATTTAATGTATTGGATTGCGGAAGAAGATGGGGGAAATCAGCTTTGGCGGTTAATCTATTATCAGAAAGCGCATTAGACGGGCATCCTGTAGCTTATTTCGCCCCGTTCTATAGTTTACTATCCGGAACTTTTAAAGAGCTTTATTCGGTCTTAAATACGGTTACAACGAGAAAGCATGATAATCAGTTCATCGAATTGGCAACAGGTGGCAGTATCGAATTTTGGAGCTTAGAGAACCCTATTGCCGGCCGCTCCCGAAAATACAAAGTGGCAATAATAGACGAAGCGGCCTTTAATCGCAACCTTTGGCAAAGTTGGACAGAGGCAATTAGACCAACGTTAACGGACTTAAAAGGTAGCGCCTGGTTTATGTCAACTCCGAAAGGAAAGAACGATTTCTATAAACTGTGGATGCGAGGGCAAACAGGGGAGCAGGATTGGATGTCGTGGCAAATGCCTACGGTTACGAATCCGCACATTGATGCTTCAGAGATCGAAGCGGCAAGGCGCGACCTTCCTGAATTGGCTTTTGCGCAGGAATACTTAGCGGAGTTTAATGACAACGTGGCGAATCCGTTCGGGTTGGATAAGATAAGGATGTGCACCGGGCAAATGTCAAACGAGCCTGCGGTTGTTTTCGGGATCGATCTGGCGAAGTCCTTTGACTGGTCGGTTATTATTGGGTTGGATCGGTTTGGCGTTGTGAGCTATTTTGAGCGCTTTCAAAGGCCGTGGAATGAAACGAAAGAGATTATCAGACGTTTGCCACGTGCGGCCATTAAAATCGATTCTACAGGCGTCGGGGATCCAATTACTGAAGATATCCAACGGGAGCGCGGGGATGTGCACTCATTCAAATACACCTCGACAAGCAAACAGCAATTAATGGAGGGTTTGGCGGCTGCCATTCACCAACGGCGGCTGGTTTTTCCTGAAGGTACTATTCGCGCGGAATTAGAAAGTTTTGAATATCAAATGACGGGAACGGGTGTTAAATATACAGCTCCCCCCGGGCTGCATGATGACTGCGTTAATGCCTTGGCGTTGGCGTGGTCAATGTACGTACAGGATCACGGGGGGCAGGTTAAATATTCTTTCTTATGAATTGGGACGGTATTAAACTTTCGCAATACTTACAGATACATCCTATTATTGAAAACAAGTGGACTGATTTAGAGAAGTTTAAAGAGATAGTTTATATTCTTACCGGGAAGCATGAACCTGTAGAAACGTGGGGGGAAGATCAGATAAAACAGTATAAGTTCCTTTTTGATTTAAATCTGCAAAGGAATATTGTTAATATCTTCAAGGCCGGGGATAATTGGTATCGTATAAATACCGACACGGATCGAATGGCAGCGGCAAGGTATATTGAGGCAAAGACATTTTACGCCAACGGTTACATGCAGAATATCCACCGTTTAATCGCTTCCTTTTGCGTTCCTATTCGGTGGCGTTGGTATAAATTCAAAGACAAACCTTTTGAAGCTACAAAGCATGAGGAATATGCAAGCGACATGATGAAACTATCTTTTCCTTTTGCTTATTCATTGGGGAATTACTTTTTGAATACGATAAACGGAATAGACAAAAAGTACCCTGTTTTATTCGGCCAACAAAAGGAGGAAGAGGAAACGGCAACGGATATGCTGGCAATAGATCAGGTCTTTTCTAAGTATTACGGGTGGATCTATAGCGCTACGCAGGTAGCGGAGCACGAGCGTATTACATTGGATTCGGCTTTTGAGCTTCCCGTTTTGCAGTTCCTCAATGATTTAGCGTATTTAAAGATGAAACATAAAGTAGAAAGAAAACAAATTGAGGAAGCATATAAAAAGAAATAGTACCTTTGCGATCTGATTTACTCATAATTAGCTTTAGGTTTTTTTGTTCCCCCTGCCTTTTTAGGTGGGGGCTTTTGTTTTTTTAGTATTTATTAGCGTATGCCAACTATTGCACAGGCTCAAGCGGCTTTCTTAAATGCTGGCGGTTTTAAAGGCGGAACCGGCAAAGGAAACGTTTATATTGTGAAAAGGGGCAATAAAACAGGCAAAGCGGATTTCAGCAAAGGATCGGGTGAGCTTGGTTTATTACAGGCCATGATGTCGCAATACATTGGGGAGTTCCTTACGACGGCTGCTGAAAACTTAAGAAAGACAAACAGCATCACAACGGGCAACCTTGTAGATAGTTTGGATTTTGATATAGTTACAACCGGAACGGGTTATACTATTAACTTTAAAGCGTTGGATTATTTTAGATTTGTGGATAAAGGGGTAAGGGGATCCGGGCAAAGTCGAAAGAATAACACATCGCCGTATAAGTACACGAATAAGATGCCACCTACCTTACCCATTGAAAAGTGGATTGTAAGGAATAGGTTAACAGCAACGGCACGTGATGTAAGGCGGTCGGGAGCCATTGGCCGGGAAACGAAGGCAATAGATCCGGTAAAGGGTAGGCGGTCGCTTGCCTTTGCTATTGCCAAAAGCATACAGCGTGACGGCCTTTATGAAACGGGATTTTGGTCTGATGCTTTTGATGATGTCTTTAAGGATTTCGGGGCTCAAATGTCGAAAGCATTAGGGCAAAGTATTACGGTAAGTCTTGAGCAAATGAAAAACGATCTTGCAAATTTTAGGGGAGTAAACATACCAAGAATATGAGTATAACTATTTCACAATCACCAACGGGATACCCCTCCGCACATGGGGAGGTATGGCACGTTGTCGAATCGACAAACAAAGTGGTAGCTGGCTTTCAGTATGTATTTGATATTTACAAGTCTGGCAACTTAGTTACAAGGGTGAAGAACAGCCCGTACGGTACGGGGAAATACGGGGTTTTGGACGTAGGTAATATTGTCAGGGCTTCTTTAGAATCGGGGAACGTTGTGGATAATTTAGATGCTTTTGCTTTTGATGCAACGGAGCAAATGGGTAGCGATCAATTTTGGACGGAATACGATGTACGGTATGGTGAGGTAAGCGGCGGCGTTACAAGTGCAAATATTGCATCTGGTACGTATCGGGTTTACAATAACTACAGCCGTAATGTTTGGGATAGGAAAGGATCTGATTTATCCGGTGCAATGATTTTGAGCAATAGGCCGACTGATTCCTATTGGTACGCAGGTGAACCTGTTGTATTATCTGTTTTTCTACCTTCAGGCCAAACGTACGCAAGGCAGGAGAAGTATAACGGATCGGTGCAAAATGAGTACACACATACGGGCAACGGCAATGCTTTTGTTTTTGGTTGGACGCCTGCAAGTGATGAAATTACCTTTCAATTATCGGGCAGCGTGTCGGGTGTTATAGGTACACGAAACATAAAAAAGAAGTGCGCTAAATATGACACTTACACGCTTGTTTTTCTAAATGCTTTCGGTGCTTTTGATTCATACACTTTCATACATGGTAAGTTATTAAATGAGAATCAGAAAAAGAGATTCGAGCAAATGAGGTGGTCTTTGTCGGGCGGTCAAATGGTGGAAAAGGTAGGGTATGCCTATAATGAAGCATCTAAGGTTTACGCTGGCAGCTATAAAGAAAAGATGCAGCTTACAAGCGACATTTTAAGTACAGGGGAATACGACTGGTTATCTGAATTGATTAACAGCCCTTTGGTGTATCTTCTTAATTCAACTACTCAAGATTTCTATCCTGTAATTATAACAGATTCAAATTATGAGTTCAAAGATGAACGGATAAATAAAACAGATACTTTAACGGTGAACATTGAGTTTTCAGTAGGTAATAACGTTCAATTTAGATAATATGTATGAACTGTTTATTGAAGGAAGGAAAGCGGACATTAACGATCAGATCAGTGTGCAATTAACTTTTGCTATTGATGACATCAGGAACTTTTCGAGTAGGGAAACAGGTTTCAGCAAACAAATAGTTTTACCGGGTACGGCTGCGAATCATTCTATTTTTGGCCACATTCATGAGATGGGTAGTAATAACCCGTTTTCCCCCGGCCAACCTAATATCGGAACTGCTTTCAATGTAGCACAGGTAAGCCGTGCAGAGCTTAGGTTAAATGGTCTTTTGGTGCTTCGTGGTGTTTTCAGGTTAACGGGGATCGTAAAGACGGGAGACATGGTAGAATACGAAGGGGCTTTGTTTGGTGAGCTTTCCGGGTTGATGTCGGAGATCAGTAATAAGAAGTTGGAGGATTTAGATTTTAGCGCATATGATCACACGTATTCACATTCAAACATTTCGGCGAGTTGGGATAACACGCCCGGGAGCGGTTACTTTTATCCGCTTATTGATTACGGATTATATCGGGAGACGGAGATCGTGGCGAATCAGGGGGATTATGATATAGGTACTTTTCGGCCTGCTTTGTACGTGAAAGAGTATATCGATAAAATGTTTCAGGCGGCAGGTTATTCTTACACGTCAACTTTTTTTAATACAAGTTATTTTAAGTCTTTAATCATTCCGCACAATACAAAGGAATTGGAAAAAGTCAGCTCCGATATTTTAACAGCTACCCTTTCAGGAGGTTCGATTACAACCTCAGCGGCTCAGGTATTAATAGCATATAACACGGCAATAGGTGGGGACTTTACAATAAATGGAGCAAAGACTATATTTGAGTACGCAGACACGGAATCTTTGAACATTGTTATTTCAGTAAGTCTTTCATTCTTTTATACGAGCGACGATACTTTTGACATTGCACTAACGATAAATAATAACGTTGTTGACTTCGCATCGTTTACGGCTGCAACAAGTCAGGAGGTATCTTTCACGCTTACATACAACGGGGCGTTAAATAACGGCGATCAGATCCGCGTCGCTTTACAGAATGACATAAGGGGAAGCATAAGCATTACGGGGCTTTCCTCGACATTGGATGTAAATACGGAGCCTGCAACGGTTACGCGTGTTGACGTTAACGATACGGTGCAAGTTAATTATACGATCCCGAAAGGTATATTTCAAAAGGATTTTTTAGCGTCTTTAATTAAGATGTTTAATCTATATGTTACAGAAGATCGGCTAAATGAAAAAACGCTTTTGATTGAGCCTTATATTGATTTTATGGGTAGTACAGATATAGACTGGACGTACAAAGTAGCAAGGGATAAAAGCTGGCAAATTATACCGATGGGTAATTTGAACGGGAGGATCTTTGAATACAAGTATAAAGAAGATACTGATTTTTACAACGAAAGCTACAAAAAGAAATTCAATCAGAATTACGGGGATCGGCAATTCGATACGGGCTTTCAGTTCTCAAATGACAAACAAACTACAGACATAATCTTTGCAGCTTCGCCGTTAATAAAATATGATAATAACGATAAATATGTAGTTCCTATTTATAAGAAGTCGAATGAGCTTTCCGCTGAAGATAGGATGGATTCTAACATACGGATTCTATTTAGCAAAAAGAAAAGTGCTAATAGTTGGAATATTACAGCCGGGGGGAGTAGTTACGCAAAGACGGCCTATGGTTACGCTGGCCACTTAGACGATCCGATTACACCTACGCAGGATCTGAATTTTGGAGCACCAAACGAAACATATTTCACACCGACAACGTACCCGTCCGCAAATCTGTTTAATCGTTTTTGGAGTGGCTACATTGCAGAGATAGCGGACAAAGATAGTAAGATATTAAGCTGCTATGTTTATTTGAAACCGTTGGATATTGCGCAACTCGATTTCAGCAAAGCGGTATTTATTGACGGGATTAGATTCAGGATTAACAAAGTATCTGATTATGATTACACTAATAATGAGTTGGTAAAAGTTGAACTGCTTAAAATAATAAATAATGAGTAATGTAGTAATAGGTGCGAAGGTCAATGTAGATGTAAAGGATAGCACAAAAAATATTGAGGATCTAAAAAAGGAGATCGACGATTTGCGATCGTCGCTAAGTAGTTTGGATCAAAGCTCGCAGGAGTATGCCGACACGGTTAAAAAGTTAAATGATGCTGAATCTAAGTTACAAACGCAAACGAATAGCTTAAATAAGAGCTTAGATAAAACGACTGATTCAAGTAAGAAATCGGGCGGTTCATTCTCAAAATTAGGTGGATCATTAAAGGCATTGGGTATCGTTGCCCTTGTTAGCAAAGCATGGGAGGGGTTGAAATCTGCATTCGAGGGAAATAGCGAATCCGCTGGCGTATTAGGTGCAATCATGCAGACTATTTCAACGGTCTTTACCACGATCGTTGGCATCATTACAAAGGTTGTTAATAAGGTAAGCGAATCGAGTAACGGCTTTGAAGGTTTAACAGGTGTATTGAAGGGGTTGGTAGGTATTCTCGGTGGCGTTCTTAAGGGTGCTTTTGCAGGTATTGCGTTAATCATTCAGGAAGCGCAGCTGGCGTGGGAGAATTCTTTTTTCGGTGACGGCGATCCTGAAACAATTAAGAAGCTCGAGGAAAGTATTGAGGGCAGCAAAAAGTCTTTGAAAGAAGCTGGTGAGCTTGCACTTGAGAGCGGCAAAATGGTTGTGACTAATTTGGGCAAAGCCGTTGATGAGATCGGGAAGGTTGTTATTAGTACCGTCGATGAAGTGCAAAAAATAGATAGCACTTTCATAAAAAGTACATACGATCAGGCGAAAGCTTTGGAGATACTAAAAAGGAACGCCACTATTGCGCAGGCCAAACTGGCAGGATTAAAAGCAGAAGCTGAAAGAAATGCAGAACAATTACGTCAAGAAAGAGATCAACAGAATTTAAGTATAGAAGAAAGAATTGCGGCTAATGAAAAGTTGAAAGGCGTTCTCGAAGAAGTAAAAAAGGCTTCACTTGCGGAAGCTGATGTACTTATTCAAAAAGCAGAATTAGAATTCAAACTAAATAAAGGGAATAGAGAATTAGAAGCAAAAATTATCGATGCAAAAACACAACGCAAAGATATTGAGGCACAAATAACGGGGCAGTTTTCGGAGCAAATGATGAACGCGCAGGCGTTAACGGCGGAATTGAAAGCACGTGACAAAGCAGCTTCCGAAAGTTCGAACCAACTTCTTTTGCAGCAAAAAAAGGCGAATGCCGAATTGGTTACCGATGAACTGAAAAAGAATCAGCAACTACAGGAAATTAGAGATGAAGAGCGAAAGATTGAATTACAAAGGTTACAGGGGTTAATAGATTCTGCAAATGCAGGAACGCAGGCGAGGGTGGATGCTGAAATAGCTTTTAACACCAAAAAGCAGGAACTCGATGCGGCCGATGAAGTGGCAAAAAAGGAAAGGGAGAAAATAGAGCGTGAAAGGTTGCTGGCTCAACAAACGGCACAAGGTGAAAACACCTTAGCCGAAATAGCATTACGCAAACAGGCCAACGAAGCGGCTCGTATTGATTCGCTTACAAAAGCAGAAAACGCCATTGCTATTGCTAAGCTCGAAGCTGAAGAGGTTATTAAACAGCTCCACTTAAAAAGAGATGCTGAAATAGCGGCGGCGGAGGCGGCAGGGTTAAGCACTACAGAAATAAAGAATAAATATGCCATTCAAGAAATGGCTATTAATCAACAGCTTGCGCAATCTGAACAGGCTTTAGCGAAGGCGAAAATCGATGCGGCACTTGAAACAGCGGACGCCTTAAGCTCAACACTTGGAAACATTAAAGCCTTATTTGGTGAACAGTCGAAAGCGGGCAAAGCGGCAGCCATTGCGCAGGCCACTATTGATACTTTCGCAAGTGCGGTAAGGGCTTATAATGCTACGGTCGGTATTCCTTTTGTCGGTCCCGTGCTTGCACCTGTTAACGCAGGTTTAGCGGTTGCGGCTGGTATTGCTAATATTAAAAAGATCGCAGCCGTTCAGATTCCGGGGGGTGGTGGTGCGGCTCCCGTGCCAACTGTAAGCGGGGGCGGTGCGGCTCCTATGTCGCCAACTGTTTCACCTGCAATACAAGGGCAGGCGTTAAATGCGGAAGCTATTAACAATATGGGGAATCAGTCTTTAAGGGCTTACGTAATGAATTCGGATATTCAAAATAATGATCAAAGAAACGCTTACCTTGAGCGTAATGCAAGGATCGGATAATATGGAAAATTTACCGTTATTCAAATTAACAATCAAAGAAGATGAAAACTCAATTCAAGAAGTTAACGCCGTGGCATTGGTTGACATCCCGGCGATAGGTGAAAACTTCTTTGCTTTTGAGAAACAAATATTTGTGGAGCCTAATAAAGGGGAAAGCGAAAGCGATTTTATTCCTCGCTGCATTGAATACGTAGTTGGTGAAGGCAAAGATCAGGAACAGGCCGCTGCTATCTGCTACAGCAAATGGGAAAACAAAAATCAAAACTTTCAGGAAAGTTACAGCGACTACCCTAAGCAGGCAAGTGAAAACGCAAAGATTGCCTTAAGGTGGGCGGAAGAAAACGGGTGGGGTGAATGTGGCACGCCTGTAGGAAAAGCAAGGGCGAACCAACTGGCAAAGGGTGAAGCGATAACAAGAGACACGATCGCACGAATGGCAGCATTTGAAAGGCACAGGCAAAACAGTCAAAAGGAATTAGGGGACGGGTGCGGGCGGCTTATGTGGTTAGCGTGGGGCGGTGATGCTGGCATTGAGTGGGCACAACGTAAACTTGAGCAAATAGATAGGCAAAAGATGCAAGCTTTTTCCGTTGTCAATAGTGAAGAGCGTATTGTTGTCGGACCTGCAATGGTGCCGGATATGAAAATATACCGTCGTGATGAAACAGGTGAGTACTATGTTTTCTTTGACAAAAAGACTATTGAAACGATCGCTTTAAAGTTTTATGCAAAGGGTTTTCAGCAAAGCGCAAATGAGATGCATACAAAGCCTGTTGAAGGTATTACCTTCTTTATGTCGTGGATAGCAGATGAAAGTAAAGGAATCCCGAAAATGAAGCAGTTTGAAAACCTACCTGATGGCACATGGTTTTTGGGTGCAAAGGTTATGAATGAAGAAACGTGGGCGAAGGTAAAAGACGGAACCTTCAAAGGTTTCAGTGTGGAGGGTATGTTTGACATGACGGAGGTAAAAATGAGAATGAAGGAAGAAGAAATAATTGAAAAGCTCAAAAATCTTTTAAAAGACCTTTAATGCTGGTTTGTTTAGGATTTGATACAACACCCCCGTCTGTTTCTACAGGTGGGGTTTATTTTAGTATATTTGAGACATGAAAATCCTAACACTTACGCAAAAGTTCAGCGGCTGCGGTTATCACCGTCTCATGATTCCGGTATCGTTTATGGAAAAGGAATACGGAAGGATAACGGATAATATGAGTGAAGAGCAATGGCAGGAAAATAAATACGATATTGTTTTCATCAATCGGACGTGGGATAATGAAGATCTATTGGAACGCCGCAAACAACACGGCTTTAAATTGGTAGTCGATGTAGATGACTATTGGCATTTATCGCATGATCATTTGATGTATGAAGGGTATAACGCTTCGAATTTTGCATCCCGGTTGATCAATCACATGCGTGAAGCTGATTTGGTTACATGTACTCATGAAAGGTTGGCAGATGCTATTTATCCACATGCAAAAAATATTGAGATACTGCCGAATGCTATCCCTTATGGTGAAGCGCAATTCGACGGCGAACGTATAAAGACGGATGGGGTGAAGTTGTTTTGGGCAGGTGGCATAACACACGAACCGGATTTAAAATTACTACAGGGCGTTATGTATGAGTTAGATCAGCACGTAAAAGATGTACATGTTGTGATGGGTGGGTATGCAGACTCGAACGATACGGAGCTTTATTATTGGCAAAGGATGGCATCGTATTTCACGAATGAAAGAAAATTGCCTTATACGATCATAAGGGGGATGGAGGTTTTCGAGTATTACAAAATGTTTCGACATGCAGACATTATGTTAATTCCTTTAGTGAAAAATAATTTTAACGCTTACAAGTCGAATATAAAGATTTTGGAAGCTGCCGGTAAGGCCGTTCCGGTGGTGGCTTCAAAAGTTCACCCGTATATTGGATTCCCGTCCGATGTGGTTAATTATGCAAAGGATCGTAAAGAGTGGATCGGCCATATTAAACGATTAGCAGAAAGCGAAGAGTTAAGAAATGAACAGGGCGTAAAGCTGCATGAATATTGCCGAAAACATTACAATTTTAACGAAATAAACGAAAAGCGGAAGAACGCTTTCCTATCTCTTCTTTCATAGGCAAATGTCCTATTTTTTGCCACTTTAGTATTTAGTGGCATGAAGAATCCGATCGAACTATTACAGGAAGTAAAAAAGTTGGTATTTCAGGAAGAAACAATGCCAGCTCCCGGCTATTCTTTAAAGGATGGCACAAAGATTTTGGTTTCAGCTTTAGAAGTTGGAGGCATCGTTACGCTTGAAGATGGAACACCTGCTCCGGCTGGTGAACATACTTTAGCAGACGGTACGGAAATCGTTCTTGGTGAAGGCGGTGTTATAGCTGAAATTAAGGCAAAAGAAGTTGAAGCTCCTGAAGTTAGCGTTGAAATCGAGAGCGGCAAAGAAGAGAAAGAAAAGATGTATTCTAAGTTCTCTGAAATCGAAAGCCGTATCGCTGCAAGTGAACAAAGTTTTTCTGCTTTACAATCTGATTACGAAGGTCTGAAATCTGCATTCGGTAAGCAAAGCGAAGCAATGCAGGGATTGATTCAGCTTGTAGACACTTTGGTAAACGTACCTTCTCAAGCACCGGCTGAAGTTCCTAACAACTTTAAAAAAGTTAGCATTGAAAGTAAAGCTGACAAAATAAAATCTTACTCACAATTCGTTTCACAATTTAAAAACAAATAAAGATGGCGTTTTTGGTTACAGGCCTTACGGCTTACACAGAACAAAATGAGCAACAGCTCGTTACTGCTTCGCTGTTCGAGGCTCGTACTCAACAGCTTATCCTTTCCGAAGGTAATGTTATGACAGGTGTAAAATCCTCTCAGACAGTTAACCGTATGGATACGGATGTATTTTTTCAAGACGATAGCTCTTGCGGCTTCCTCAGTTCGGGCACGACTGAATTTTCTCAGCGCAGTTTGACAGTCGGAAAAGTGCGCGTGCAGGAGACTTTATGTCCGAAAGACCTTGAATCAGTTTACCTTCAAAAATCTTTGCCAGCGGGCGGAAATTACGATACTATCGCATTTGCAAATGAATACACAGCTCGTAAAGCTGGTAAAATTGCAGAGGCTTTGGAAACAGCTATTTGGACTGCAACTGGTTCAGGATATGGTGGCACAAATGGACTTTTAAATAAGTTCAAAGGTATTCGCCAACACATCGCTGACGCTGGTACATCTGTAAACGCAAATGTTACAGGATTCTACGGAACAGGG